GGCTGGCAATTTGTTTCTGACAAAACACTGAAGAACGGCCATGCCGAGCATATTCACGCTAATTGTGATTGCCAGTATGCTGTCCGGTTCAACTATGACACAGAAGTGGGCGGTTATGATCCGGGCAAATACAAACGGATGTATTATGACGCACCGCTGAAGGACGGACAATCTGCGACATCGAAAAACCGTATCAATGCCATGCGGCGTGAAGCATATTCTGAAAACAAAGCAAAAATCAACGCACAGAAGCGAGCGGCATACGCCAAGCGGCAAGAGTTGAATGAACCGAGCGCAGAAGAATTTGATGTTTAAAGAGGGCAAAACATGGCAGAATACATCATTCACACCTGTTTGGATCGCGAATGGTATGTAAGAGAGTACCTTATCCCGGATATGGTCAGCCAGGGCATTGATGAAAATAACATTGAGGTCTGGCTGGACAAAGACCGTGACGGCTGTCTGCTTTCCTGCATGAAATGTTTTCAATATTGCGGCACGAAAGGCGGCGGAAGATGGCACTTGCAGGATGATGCACTAATATCAAGCGATTTCAGAGAACAGACAGAAAAACATGACGATGGCATTGTTACCGGGTTCATGCGGCGTGAGTGGCAAATGCTGACACCGACCGCAGGGCGTGTCCCGGCTGTCTATATGTGGAACAGCTTTTTATGTCTGCGAATCCCGGACGATATAGCAGGAGAATGCGCTAAATGGTTCTTTACGGACGCGGCATACCGTGAAAACTACAAGCATTTTATAGAACACAACAATGGCGATGATTCGCTGTTCTTTGACTTCTTTGTGGAACGCCACACGGAAGATTGGGTGTATAACATCTCACCGAACATCGTTGAACACATAGATTTCTTGATAGGCGGCTCGGTCACGAACAAGTGGCGAAAAGCTGAAGCAAGAAGCGATCTATGGGACGATCACGAAGCATATAACAGAATGAAAGATAAATTAGCATCTCGGTAACGAGGTGCTTTTTTATAGCCAACGTGAGGCTATCACGGATTTTTACTCATTAGGAGGTTTTTATGGAAACTGTGAATCAGGAAGTAACAGAGGCAACCGAAAGAACATTTACGCAGGCGGAAGTTGATGCCATTGTCGGGGACAGGCTCAAAAGGGATCGAGCGAAATACTCCGACTATGACGATCTGAAAGCCAAGGCGGCAAAGTTTGACGAACTGGAAGAAGCCAACAAGTCAGAGCTTCAGAAGGCGGTCGAACTGAATCAGACTTTACAGACGGAGCTGGACGCACTTAAAAACGCGAACGCACTCCGTGACATCCGTTCAAAGGTTGCAGAAGAAACCGGCGTACCAGCAAGCCTTTTGACAGGCGAAACAGCAGAAGCGTGCAGAGAGCAGGCCGAGGCTATTTTAGGCTTTGCCAAGCCAAGCACATATCCGGCTGTTCGGGACGGCGGCGAAGTAACAAACGTAGGCAAACCATCAACCAGACAGCAATTCGCTAATTGGGCGAGTGAAGTGTTTGGCAATTAATTATTTTTGGAGGATCTAAAAAATGGCATCTGGAACAGCTACCAACAGAACAAACATTACTCTTCCGGCAGACGTTAGCTCTGAAATCTTACAGCACGTTCAGGAAGAATCCGCAATTATGCGTTTAGCAAATCAGATCACGCTTCCCGGCAGAGGAACGTCTATCAACGTTATCACAGCAGACCCGGAAGCAAGCTGGATCGGTGAAACCGCAGCAAAGCCGGTTTCTAATCCGACCGTAGGAACAAAAGTAATGAGCGCTTATAAACTGGCCGTCATTGTTCCGTTCTCTAAAGAGTTCAGACGTGACGTACCGGCACTGTATGACGCACTCGTTGCAAGACTTCCGAGAGCGTTAGCTCTGAAATTCGATACCACAGTAATCACCGGCAGCGCACCGGGATCGAACTTTGACGTATTCGCAAGCTGCACCCCGCAGAGCCTTTCCACAGATGCTTATCAGGGACTTGTAGCAGCAAGCACCGACATCGCAACACATTACGGCGATATGAACGGTATTGCACTTTCCCCGGCTGGTAAAGGCGTACTTCTGGCAGCGGTAGATCAGCAGAAGCGTCCGTTATTCATCAACAGCGTAGCAGATGACGGTATTCCGCGTGTACTTGGCGCACCGGTTTACATCACAAGAGGCGCTTACAAAGCAGGCGCCGCTTCTTCCGGAACTACACCGGCTGTTCCGAATATCGTAGGTGTAGCAGGCGATTGGAGCCAGGCGATGTACGGCACTGTTGAAGGCGTAGAGATCACCTACTCCGAAGATGCAACGCTTCTGGATTCCAGCAACAATCCGATCTATCTGTTCCAGCAGAATATGTTTGCAGTTCGTGCTGAGATCGAGATCGGTTTCCGTGCTGACACGGATTGCTTTAACCTGCTGACCACAGCAGTGGGGGAATAACTCCCGGTGACAGTTCCAACGTCGTTGGTACCGGGCAAGTTGATTTTATGACGTTGAAATCATAAGCGAGGTTTAAAAGATGAGTTATGCAACACTGGCAGATATAGAAGCACGGATGACACGGACGCTTTCAGAGCAGGAAGAAACGGTATGTACCAACCTGTTAGATGATGCGGCTGTTTTGATTGATGCTTTCAGAGCAACAGCAAGCGCAGACGCAAAAAAAGTGGTGTCCTGTCGCATGGTCATTCGCGCGATCGGTGACGGAACCGAATCTGTCCCGATGGGAGCCACTCAAGGTTCAATGTCCGGTCTTGGATATTCACAGAGCTGGACGATCGGAAGTGGTGGGTCTGTCGGGGAGCTTTACCTGTCGAGAACCGATAAACAGCTTTTAGGCGGCGGAAACCTTATCGGCTCATGGTCACCGGTACAGGAACTTGTCCCGGAAACAGACACCGATGGTCAGCCGGTTGATTTCGTTTTAGGGGGCGCAGAATGAGAGGTATAACGGTTTACTTATACGAACAGGCCGAGTCCGGCACTGATCCATTCGGAGTTCCCATCATCAACGAAACACCGACCGCAGTTGAGAACGTGTTAGTTGGCGAACCAACAACAGACGATATAACCACGTCAACGGCTCTTTACCAGAAAACCATTCGTTTTATGTTAGGAATCCCCAAAGGGGACACACATGATTGGATGGATAAAAAAGTGAGCTGGACGGACGCATACGGACGCGAGATTGTTTGCCAGACATTCGGTTTTCCTATCACCGGAGTCGAGGCGAACATTCCCGGCCCGTGGCACATGAAAGTTCGGGTGGCTGACTATGGTTGATTTCACGCTAAACAAAGAAGGCGTTAAAGAACTCTTGAACAGCGAAGAGATGCAGCTTGTACTGCGGAAAGAAGCGAACAAGGTTCTAAGGCGGCTGAATAAAGGCTATGGCGCGTCACCGGGATTTACTTCCCAACGTGCCAAGATTTCTGTCGGTACTCAATCTCAAGAAGCAATCATTGAGAATTTGGAACAAAACACATTGTTGAAGGCATTAGGTGGCGCAAGTGATTGAAGCAATTATCAGAAATTATTTGACCAATTCCACGGCGATACAAGCGCCGGTCTATATTGATGTTCCTGCAAATCCGCCAGCCGCGCGAATCGTCATAGAACGCACAGGTGGGGGCATGGAAGAGCATATCAGAAACGCACAGATTGCGATCCAGTGTTATGGCACAACACGTTATAACGCAGCGTCCTTGCATGAAACGGTTTTAACCATCATGGAAGCGTTGCCAGAGCTTGAGTCAATCAGTGCTTGCAATCTCAACGCAGAGTATGATTTCACGAACACCAACACAAAGGAATACCGCTACCAGAGCGTCTTTGACATAGTATATTACGGAGGAAATTAATAATGGCAAACACAGCAACAAATGTTTCGACCGGCAAACCTAAGATCACCGGTGGCATTTATCGCGCACCGCTTGGAACTACTCTTCCGACAGATGCTACAACGGCACTTGCCAACACTTATGTATCTCTCGGATATATCGCATCAGGCGGCGTTACTCACGGTTTCAACCTTGATTCCGGGGAGTACAGAGCATGGGGCGGCGATCTTGTTTTGTCCATGCTGAACAGCAAGACCCACACGTTCGCGTTCGGTCTGATCGAGGTACTGAACAAGACTACATATGAAACCATCTATGGCGCGTCAAACGTTACCGATATTACCGGCGGCGGATTCAAAGCAAGCGCAACAGGCGATGACATGACAGAATATGTATATGTTATCGAACTGTCCATGCGTGGCGGAGCAAGCAAGAGAATCGTTATCCCGGATGGCAAGATCACCGCTATCGGTGACGTCGTTTACCAGGACAATGACGCTGTTAATTATCCAGTTACGATCACCGCACAGGTTGACAGCACCGGCTGTTCTCACTATGAGTATGTGAAACCGGCAAGCACAACCTAACGTAAAAGGGAGGGCAAAACATGATTAAAGGCAAGACAAGCACAGGATTTTCATTTTCTATTGATGATGACGCAAAAGATGATTATGACCTGTTTAACGCTTTCAACAGAGTTCAGGACGGACAGGTAGAAGCACTGGACGAAGCTGTTACGCTTCTGTTAGGCGATAAGCAGAAGGACAAGCTCCGCGCACACTGCAAGGGCAAGTCCGGTCGAGTGCTTGCGTCTAAGATGTTCAAAGAGGTCGAAGAGATCATCAATATCATCGGGCAGAGTAATGATGAAATAAAAAACTGATCGTCCTTGCCGCTATGGTAGCAGAGGACGAAAACGCACTGATATGCGATTTTGCCGAAACCTACCACATTTATGACTATAAACAGATGCCGCTGAAACAGGCGGCTATTTTAGCGCATGGGTTGCCGAACGATTCACGAATCAAATTAAGGCTTTCCGGTCGGAAATATGGCCTTGATACGCTTCTGATCGCAACGGTAGCCGATGCGCTGCAAACGCTTGTATGGTTCCAGACAGAGGACGGCCAGAAGCACAGAAACCGGCCACAATCCATCGTGAAGCTGCTGACGGAAGAGCCGGCAGACGAGCTGGAAGAGTTCGACACCATAGAAGCGTATGAAGCGGCAAGGAAACAACGAATGGAGAATTAAACATGGCTGGAACAAATTTAGGATCAGCTTATGTCACCATAATGCCATCTGCTAAAGGCATTAAGGGTTCAATAACTAAGGTTTTAAGCGGCGAATCAGCCAGCGCAGGACGGTCTGCCGGTTCCAGTATTGTCAGCGGAATCAAAAAGGTAGTTGCTGTTGCGGCTATTGGTAAGTTCATAGCCGACACCATTAACGCAGGCGGCGAGCTTCAGCAGAATCTTGGCGGAACAGAGGCCGTTTTTGGCGAGTTTGCGAAGAATATTCAGGAAACCGCCAAAGACGCTTACAAGAACATGGGTATGTCTGCATCGGACTACATGGCAACCGCCAACAAGATGGGTTCGCTGTTCCAAGGCTCCGGAATCGAGCAACAGAGAGCGTTAAAACTGACATCTGATGCCATGCAGAGAGCGGCAGACGTTGCTTCCGTCATGGGCATTGACACGTCAGCGGCCATGGAATCCATCGCAGGAGCGGCAAAAGGCAACTTTACCATGATGGATAACCTCGGCGTTGCCATGAACGCCACTACCTTATCTGCTTATGCGCTGGAAAAGGGCGTCAACTTTAAGTGGGACACCGCTTCCAATGCAGAAAAAGCCGAGCTTGCCATGCAGATGTTCATGGAGCGAACGCAACAGTACGCAGGCAATTTCGCGAGGGAGTCAGAAGAAACGTTTTCTGGTTCGTTTGGTGCACTCAAAGCGGCATGGGACAACCTCAGAGCTGATTTGTCACTTGGAAATGACATCACAGGCGATGTTTCAAACCTGTTGTCAACGGCCGTTACCTTTATCCAGAATAACCTGTTACCCATGATCGGGAACGTCATAAAAGGCATACCGGCGGCGCTTAGACAGCTTTTAACCACAGCATTCCAGAACGTTCCGGAAGCGGTCGATTCTGCAATAGGTTTTATCAACGGTTTAGTTGAGGGAATCCGGACGAACAGCGGCGCACTCTTTGAAGGCGTTGCGGAATTGTGGTCTGCCGTATGGTCAGCACTCACAGAAACGGATTGGGTCGGCCTTGCCGGTTCGCTCATTACCCTGTTATGGGAAGGCATCAAGGCGGCGGCTCCTGCAATCTGGGAAGGCTTAAAAGAAGTTGGCGCGACCGCAAAAGAGTGGTTTGAAAGCATAGATTGGGGAGCGGTAGGAAGTACCGTTATCCGTCTGATTGGTGAGGGCATCGGCAATCTCGGAAACCTTATCTGGGAAGGCTTGTCTGCCATCGGACAGACGGCAAAAGACAAGTTCGGAGAAATTGATTGGTCAACGGCAGGTGCAGACGCTTTTCACGCTCTTGTTGACGGACTTGTGGCCATCGGCTCAACCTTATGGGAAGCAATCAAAGGCATAGCGGCAACAGCGGCAGAAACCTTTACTCATGGAGATACCGATTGGGGCCAGGTCGGAATGGACATCTTGCAGGCCATCGGACACGGCATCGGAGCGGCTTTACAGTTCATTTGGGAAGCGTTACGGACGGCAGGAAGCGCTGCCATGGAAGCGTTCACCACTATTGATTGGAATCAGGCTGGCAAAGATGCAGTAAACGCCATCATAGACGGCATCAAGTGGCTGGGAACACATTTATGGGCGGCACTCAAGACAATAGGTCGGTCTGCATGGGAAGGCTTTCGGGACATCAACTGGCATGACGTGGGCGTGAACATCATTGAGTTTATCAAGAACGGCATCATGTCGGTCGGTTCGTTCATCTGGGGAGCTTTAACAGAGATCGGTTCCAAAGCATGGGAAGGCTTTAAAAACCTTGATTGGGTACAAGCCGGTATCGACATTATTAACGGCATAATCGAAGGTATCAAGTCCGTCGGACACAAGATCGGAGAAAGCATATCCGGTTTCGCAAAAGACGCTGTTAAGACCGTTAAGAACGTGCTTGGCATCGAATCGCCGTCAAAGGTTTTCCGGGATCAGGTCGGTAAATGGATACCGCTTGGAATTGCGGCAGGAATCACGGATGATGCAGACGCAGTAACAGACGCTATCAACGGCATCGCAAAAGGCGCTGTTGAGGACGCAGGAACGATACCGTTAGCGTTTAGCGGCACCGTAGCACCCGGAGCAGCAGGCGGAAACGTCATTACCAACTATTTCAACGTTTCGGGCGCAGAAAACCCGGAAGAATTTGCTATCAGAGTATCAAGGCAATTAAGAATGGAAATGGAGCTTGCATAATATGGCATCTACAATCAAACCGAGTGGTTTAACCATAGCGCGAGATGGCGCTTTAAAGTATGCAATTTCATGGAAAATTGCCGATAAAGATTACAATGAGGGCCAGCTCTTACAATGGAGAGTTTGGCTCTCTTCCACTAAGAATCAGACTAAATGGACAGAAAAGGCGTTAGAACGTGGCCAGACAAAGGCCACTATTACGCTTCCTGTTTCTGACTATTATCCAACTACAAAAAAATGCATTTATTACTTTGAAGTTCGGATCGCAGGCAAAAGGGCGCAGACATCAAGCACTCAAGGCGGCGTTACTACCATCACCACTTATGATTGGTCAGCATGGGCCGAAGCTATGCGAGCGGTCAAGGTTCCGAACGCGCCGAAAGTCACGGCAGAGCTTGACGATGAAGTGGAGAACAAAACCACATTCTCATGGGAAGTTGAAAATCCCGGAAACGATAACAGACCGTTCCGGAGCGTTGAGTGGCAATCTATTTTAGTTGCAAACTGCAAGGAAACGAACGGTTCCAAACTGAAATGGAAAAACCCAAACACAGGGACAGGAACGGCAACCGGCTCATGGTCGAAAACGGACGATTTCTCTGCTACATCTCAAACCAGATGGTTCCGGATTCGTTCCAGAGGCGCAGGCGGAATTGGTGACACAGCAGGACGGTCAGCGTGGAAATACGCAAAACACGTTTATGCAACACCGTATGCCGCAACCATCAACAGCGCAAAGGCAACAGTTCAAAACAGCGTGACCACCATCACGATGAACTGGACAGCAACCTCTGACGCGGCACATCCGATTGATACCACAACGGTTCAGTATTGCATTACCGTACCGGGCGCAGACTTGACAGTTCCGACCGGCGCAACGTGGACGGACGCAGGAACTTTCAAGGACACGTCAGGCCGTGACAGCGCTAAATTCAGCGTTTCTGACGCGATTTCTTTAGACCAGTGCTTGTTTGTAAGGGTACAGACCAAACACGATGAGAGAGCCAATTATTCGGCTCCTAAACTGGTTTCTAAAGCAAAACTGACAGCGCCTACCGGACTTTCCGTAACAACAAACGAAAGCACATACCGCGCCACCGTGACCGCCACAAACAATTCAGCGGTTCCGGATTCAAGGCTTGCGGTCATATATAAAACTAAAAAACGCACATTAGTAGTAGGCATCATTCCACACGGTCAGACCACCGTCACGGTTCAATGTCCGAACTGGTCGAGCGCAGGCGGCGTTTCATTTGGTGTGTATGCGTTCCAGGGTACCGCTACACCGAAGCCAAGAGCAGGCGGCGTAACGGCCTATGCCATGAAGCGCAATATGTATTCTGCTTCCTTATATGATGGCGGAAGCGTACCACTTGCACCGGGCAGCGTGACAGCAGCCATGTCTGACAGAGCAGGAGAGGTCATTCTTACATGGGATTGGACGTGGAGCGAAGCGAACCTTGCAGAAATTTCATGGTCGCAGAATGAAAACGCATGGGAGTCCACAGAGGAACCGAGCAAGTACACCATAGACAATCTTAACGCTGCTTTATGGCGTGTTTCTGGACTTGCTACCGGCGTCAGATGGTACTTCCGTATCAGACTCATTCAAGAGGACGAGGACGGCCAGACAGCCGGGCCATATTGTGATCCGGTTTTCGTTGACTTGTCCAGCGCACCGGCAAAGCCTGTTTTGACGTTATCTGCTGCCGTTATCACGGAAGATGGAAGCGTCACAGCAAACTGGACTTATGTATCAACAGACAGCACCGGACAGGCGAACGCAGAAATTGCAGTTGTTTCTGGCAGCACCTATACACCGATTGCAAACGCTTCTTCTGCTCAACACGTCACCATCCCGGCAAGCGATTGGACAGCAGGCAATACTTATCTGTTAGCGGTCAGAGTTACGTCCTTATCCGGAGTGGTTTCAGAATGGTCAGACCCGGTTCCCGTTATCGTTGCAGAGCCGTTAACGTGCGAAATCACAGCAATTAATCTGACACGCGAAACAATCACTTATGGCGATTCTACAAGAGTTGTAGACAGCCTTAAATCCTTACCGCTCACGCTTACCGTAACAGGCGCAGGAGAGGGCGGAACCACTACCGTAATAGTTGAACGTTCCGAGTCTTACCAGATGATCCGACCGGATGACACCGCCTTTGATGGATTTGAAGGCGAAACAATCATTTTGTATCGGCAGACCGGAGAGGACGCTATCAGCATCGGATCAGACGTTCTTCTGGGACGTTTAGATGATGGCGCACCGTATCGGTTAATTGCTACCGTTGAGGACGGTTTAGGCCAGACAGCGAGCCAGACGGTCGATTTTGATGTCAACTGGACGCATCAGGCAGGAGTTCCGACCGCAACCGTTACCACAGAGGACACAGTAGCCGTTATCGAGGCAACAGCACCGGAAAGCTACGTTTCTGGGGACACCGTTGATATTTACAGACTATCCGCTGACAGGCCTGTTTTAATCGTTGAGGGTGGAACGTTTGGAACGGAATATGTAGACCCTTACCCGGCGGTCGGAGAAATGGCCGGTTATAGAGTAGTCTGCATGACTTCCAATGATGACTATATCACCGCAGACGAACAGCCTGCATGGGTGGACATCACCGGGCCGCTTCTGGACGCACAGACCGGAATCATAGACTTTAACGGCGAATCAATTCCGTTGGTTTACAACGTGGACGTTCAAAGCCAGTGGAAAAAGGACTTCAAAGAAACCAAATATCTTGGCGGAACGGTTCGCGGCGATTGGAACCCGGCAATCAGCAGAACACAAACAGTAGCGATGGCGGTTCCTTCTTCTGATACTGAACTGATGCAGGCGCTTAGACGGCTTGCAGAATGGGACGGCATTTGCCATGTACGGACGCAGGATGGTTCGTCTTTTGCGGCTGACGTTCAAGTATCAAACACGGCAAGTTATAACGTAGGCGGTCGAGTAGAAAACTTTACACTGACAATCACAAGAGTCGAACCGGAACGTTTAGACGGTCTGACTTATGAGGAGTGGAGCGCATGAATTGGAACAGCGGATTTTCAAGCAGATATTACTATACCGTTGTTGATCCGGTAAGTTGGCGCGACATCGAAACGCATGAGATTATTTCCGGTAGCATCACGAAGAGCGGGTCGAGCTTGCAGGAATCGGCAGACTTGACTCTCTCTGACGCACCGTCAAACGTGGAATCCTGGATTCGCATTTGGGTAGACGCAAGGCAGGAAGAGGCAGGAGAACGGAGCGCACTTTTCACCGGTCTGTTACAGATACCATCAACACAGTTTGAAGGCAGAATCAGCGAGTTCAACGCTCAATGCTATTCGGTTTTAAAACCGGCTAATGATGTTCTGTTAGAGCGCGGTTGGTATGCACCGTCCGGGATCAGTGGCGCACAGCTTGCAGCCGGTCTGTTAAGCGTAGGAGCGGCGCCGGTTAGCTATGAGGACGTGGCACCGGAGCTGTCCGTCAACATCGTAGCACAGAACAATGAAACCAACCTAAGCATGGCGCGGAAGATTCTGGACGCGATCGGATGGCGCATCAAGATTCTTGGAAATGGTGAAATACATCTGCTGCCGAAGCCGATAGAAGCGGCGGCAAAATTCGACACCACCACCAATGATGTTATTGAAATGAGCATTTCAGTGACGCAGGATTGGTTTTCTTGTCCTAATGTGTTCCGAGCGTCAAGCGGCGGTCTTACTGCGGTAGCAAGGGACGATAACCCAGACTCCCCACTTTCCACAGTTGCCAGAGGACGCGAGATATGGAAAGAAGAACGTGACGTTGCTCTTGGCACAAACGAAAGCATAACAGACTACACCATCCGGAGATTGAAGGAACTGCAAGCACCGGCGCAGAAGATTAACTACAACCGGCGTTATCAACCGGACATCACTCCCGGCGATCTGGTATCCTTGAATCTTCCGGAAATAAACATAGACGGTATATACCTTATCAACAAACAGCAAATAGATTTGGGATATGGCGCCCGAATTGCAGAAGAGGTCGTATATGGTTGATCCTAAAATTATTAATTACCTGAAGGAAGCGATAAAGGCAAACGAACAGAGCGTTACGCCTTATGACGCAACCGCAGAGGTCGTCAGGGTTGAAGATGGTGTTGCGTGGGTTCATATTCCGGGAGGAGTAGACGAAACCCCGGCTTTTATGTCCGTTTCGGCAAAGCCGGGAGATTCAGTTCGTGTCCGTGTAGCGAACGGGCAAGCGTGGATTTCCGGGAACGAAACCGCACCGCCAACAGATGACACAAAGGCAAATGCCGCGGGCGCAAAAGCTGATGAAGCGTATGTACAGGCCGAAACAGCAAACGAAATCGCAGACGAAGCACACAGGGCCGCAGAATCCGCGCAGGAATCCGCGACCATAGCGGCAGGAGCGGCGGCAAGCGCACAGGCCTCTGCTGACAATGCGAGCGAATACGCGGCGCGTGCTTTGGGGAATCTGTCAACCGTCCAGAGTGTTGCGGAAACGTTGAACTGGATCACGCAGCACGGCACCATGACGCTGACAACAGACACCGAGTTAAACCCGGCGCACGTTTATTTTGTGGTAGACGCAAACGGAGATTATACAGTAGGCGGCACCCATTATTCCGTAGTAACAGAGCCGAGCGCTTCAGAGCTTGCCAATTATTACGAGCTGGATATAGACGAAAGTCTGACGAACTATGTCGGTACACACTTAGCCGTAACAGGCGAGGGGCTATGGGTACTCCCGGCGTCAACAGGTTATAAGGTTCTGATCGCGACAGGAAACGGCACCACATACACAGAGGCAGGAACATATATCATTGATCCGACCGGCGCAACAGTGGCGAAGTTTGGCGCAACTACTCAAATAGGTGTTACAACCGGTACTTATGTTGATGTTGACAGTTCATCTGTAAGCCTGAAAACGCATATCGCCAACGTGCTAATTGAAACTGCAAGGTTTGCAGGATATGCGTTATATCTTGCCGGGCGTAAGATCAGATTGCTATTTGAAAGTAACGTAGGTACTTTAACGGTTTACGGAAACAACGGCACCGGCTCGCGCCTTAACCTAAAAGCAGTAAGGCTTGGCTCAAGCGGTTTAGAAGCAAGCGAAGCGAACATCAACATAGATATAGATAGTTCTGGAACAGCTAAAACATCATTTGATTCAGATGTTTATATGTCGGAAAACCTGCAAGTCGGCAGCAACCTTGACGTACAGAACATCACCGCATTAGACATCTCAAATGACAAAACATCATCGGCTGACATAGAGTTTAGTGACACCATAACTGATTCAGCAGGAACGCCAATTTCCGTATGGCCGGATATAGAAGATTATTTATCGGAAGATTTAGGCACAATGGCATCAGACATCAGTACATTGGTGTCAGACGTTAGCGCCTGTCTGAAGAAAAACGATGGTGTTATTACCAATTTCAATGACGAAACTGCAACAGGGTTCCACACATATACGTCAAGTGCGACTAACAGACCACCTGTCAACGCAGGCGGTTTTGCGATTGTTTTGCGTATATCGTCTACATCTGTTTGGCAATTAGCGTTTATAACGTCCACATCTTCCACAGCGATGCAGGCGTACGCAAGGCGTATGTATTCAAGCGGTAACTGGACATCATGGCGAGCGTTCACATTCGCGTCATAAGGAATTTTATACAAAAAGTTAAAGAAAACTTTAAATCAAAATCCGTCCCCGGCTTAGTCCGGGGGCATTTCTTAACAGAGGGACAGACATGACAGAAGCGATAATTATAGCAATCATCGGAAGTGGCGTTTTAAGCACGATAGTTTCTGCTATTATCACGGCTATTTCTAACAGAAAATCAAAACTGAAAGACATCGAGGCGAAACTTACCGTCATCGAGGGAAACCAACGGATCGCGGAGAGGGACGCTTTACGGACACAGCTACTTGTGATGATTGCGGATTATCCGATAGAAGAGCAAGAAATTATTAAACTCGCAGAGCATTACTTCAAAGACCTTAAGGGTGACTGGTACGCAACCAGCATCTTCAATAAGTGGCTTGAACGTGATGCGTCTTGCGGAAAACCAGAGTGGTTCAAAATGGAGGATTAAGATGAAATTACCGGACAAATTATACAACATTCTCAAATGGCTGCTGATGATCGTGGTTCCTGCTTTTATCACGCTTTTCAGTTTCCTTGCGTCAGCCTGGAATTGGGACATCCCAACAGAAGCGATCACAGGCACCATCACGGCAGTAGCAACGTTTATCGGCGTTATCGTAGGCATATCGAACTACAACTATTACAAAGAGGATAATAAATGATTTACGATTTTATCCAGAGTGATTACAGATGGGCGAACCATCCGTATGCCGGTGAAAACATGGCCGTTGCAGGGTGTGGCCCGACATCTGTTGCAGACGTGACCGGAATCTTACCACCGGACGTTGCAGACTATATAACGTCAATAGGTGGGGCATCTGACGGACAAGGGACGTACTGGGGAGCTATTATCCCGGCTTGCGAGCGGTACGGCTTTACCGGCGTTCAGATGAACGGTAATGACTTATATGGTCAGTATGATACCAACGTAGAGCGGAACTGGTTAGCACAGATGAAAACCGGCAAATTCTACGGGATTCTTCTGATGGGGCGTTCATATTTCTGTAGCTCGGGCCATTTCATCGCCGTGAAACAAGTAAATGATAACAATGACGCTTATGCTCTTGACGTGGCCTATTCTCCGCGCTCTGGTTGGCATCCGTGGTCAACGTATCAAGGCATGGTCAAGGTCTTTTATCTTGTCGAGAATAAAGACGCTGATCCGGGCGATTATTACACGTTTACCACCAAGCAGATAAAGTATGGTGATACCGGGAAGGACGTTTTTAGACTTCAGATAATTCTGAGGGCCAGAGGTTATTTCACAGGTAAGCCAAACAGCAAATTCTCAAAGGCGTTAGAATCTGCTCTTATGAAATGGCAGGCAAAAGCCGGCCTTGTGGTAGACGGAATTTGCGGCCCGATGTCATGGGCGACGCTTCTGGGTCTGGGACAGGTCAACGGCGCTTGGCGTGTCGATGAGTGCCAGATAGGCGATACCAACAATAAAAGCGTCCTGCTGTTGCAGGAAATGTTAAAAGGACTTCCTGCTAAGTATTACACAGGACAGCTTGATTGGTCATTCGGCCCGGCTACTCAAAACGCTCTTATCAATTTCCAGAAAACCGCCAACGCGAACGGCGCGAACCTTAGAACGGACGGTTATTGGGATAAGGCTACAATCGCATATATGATTGGTTAATTAGCCACCTTTTTAGGTGGGGATTTGCCCTCCTTTTGGATAGGCCCCGGCGTAAAAAACCGGGGCTTTTTTTATTGGAATGGGAATGGATTGCATACGGATTTATCAGAAATGCCTATAAAATAAGGGTCTATGTAAAGCTGCTTAGTTGTTCGATCCCCCTATGCTCCATCTTTTCAGAAGGTAGCCAAATAAGCTATCTTCTTTCTTTTTTAGCTGTTTCAGCTACTTTTCAGTGTAAAAGATTCTTTCCGTTTCGTAAAATATTTTTCCATTTTGTAAAGATTGTTTAAATAAAAGTGTGAATGAAAATGGGAATGATTTTCAGACGAAAAAGTCTTTCATTTTCTGCGCCGCCTTTTCCCGGTCTGATTCTGCTAAATGGGTGTATATTTTACGCATCGTAGTCAGGTCAGAATAACCGCCGAATTGCATAGCCTGCATGGTCGGTATCTGCAAATGATACATGAGCGATACAAACGAATGACGCAATTCATGTAAAGACAGAACAGGCAGATTGTTTTCTTCACAGATGGTTTTTAACTGTCTGTTTAGCGTAGTATGGTGAGCCGTTACCAGCCGCCCTTCCGGAGCGATCCGGGCAAGTTCAGACAGACGCGGAATGAACACCGGCACCGTCCGTGTCGAGCTTGCATTTTTCGTCTGCTTCTTCAGAACACGTTGATTGTCAGCAGACGTTACTACGGCCTTATTTACGCGAATTACATCTGTTATGTCCATTTTATCCAGTGCGAACATTTCCGAAGCTCTAAGACCGTGTAAACACGCTAAAAAGGCAATCTCGTTTTGATGCCCTTCAATGGCGCGAACAAACGTCTTTATTTCATCCGGTTGAAGAAACGCACGTTCATGGTTTATCACCATCGGCAGCCGAACCGGGCCGGGATCAATGCCGTTTTCTGACAAGACCGACCGCACAAATTGCCAGGCATTACTAAGAGTTTTCGCTGATACCGTCCGGGATTCGTCATTTACCACACGTTGCCAGTTCTGAATTGAGTCCATTTTTTTGGACATCACAGTTTTGAACCTGTTGCGCTGGATGTTCCGATAGCCATAGACGGTTGACGGTGAGAGTATGTTTTCTCTTGATTCGATATAGCGGTCAATTCCTTCAGACAGGCTGTCAGACGCGCCAGAACGGCCCAAATTCCGTTTGTTTAGCTTTATATTGAGAATCTCACGCTGAACACCTTTTCTTGTGTCAGCGGTCACGGAAACGCGCCGCCCATCTATTTGGATTTGAGCGTTGTAATTCCCGGATGGGAGTTTTCGGATTGTGGGTAGCTTCATTCTTTCATCCCCAAAAGCAAAAGAACCGCTTCTTTCCGGTCGGTCGAAGCGTTCCTATAAGCCAAAATAATATTACGTTCAAATGCTGACATCTGTTCAACAGGGACAATTCCATGCGGTTCGGTCAGCTCTTGCCGCGTGATATGGAAGTATTTGCTAAGGCGGTCAATGTTACTCATTTTCGGTGTTCTGTAGCCACTCATCCAGCTTGACAGAGTGGTTTTGCTGATGCCGAGATCGTTGGCAATATCGGTTTGCGTTTTGTTGTGTTCATAAGCAAGACGTTTGAGATTCTTGGCGATAATCTTCCCATATTCTTGTTCTGTCATTTTAGAGCACCATCCTTTCACAATGGATTGTAAAATAAAAATTTAAAAAAGTAAAGTTTTTGTATTGACAAGTACGCAATTTGCGTATATTATTAAAGACAACAAGGGGAGCACTTCTTAGAGTGCGGTTCCAGAAAGGAGAAAATATGCCGAAGGTAACAATAGCAGGAGCAAGAATCACAAAAGGCTTGTCACAGGCTGAATTAGCAGAAATGATAGGCGCATCAAGGGCAGCCGTCCAGAAATGGGAAACCGGAAAAGCTGATATTCGCGTTTCTTACTTGAAACGAATCGCTGATCTTACCGGGTTCAAGATGGATGACTTTATTTTGCCCAAAGAGTACGCAAACGGCGTATAAAAGCGTAAAAGGAGGGAAAAATGCCACATCTAAAAGACACAACACATCCACTCACCCGTCTGTTACAGAAATATGGCTACACGTCCGGAGCGAAACTGGAAAGAGTTTTGACCATAACCGCACCGACAGCCATCAAACGCCTGCACGATCCGGAGCTTCTTACGGTCGAGGACTTACACCGGCTCAACAGGTTCGGGCATATACCTATTGACGAGATTAGACAAAGCATTTGAAAGGAGAACAAAAATGTACCCATTTACCATTGGAGATTGG